TACCAGAAGATAATTATGGTTGTTCTTTATGGGATATTTGTGATGTTATTGTGGAAGATCCAGAGACACTTGACATAAATGATTATATTCAAACTTTTTCTGATAATGAAATTTATGTTGATACTGTTGGTTTTACAATAGAAGATTTTGATGAGTTACCAGAGATAATAAGTAATTTAAAATTAGATATAGAAAGCAGCAATATAGAAAATGATAAAATAGAAACTGTACAGGCATTAGTTAATATTACATTTGATAACGCAAAAGAAAAATTTACTAATTATGAAGAAAATTATGAAATAAAAATTATTGAATATGTGATAAAAGAACTTAAATGGCTTATTACAAGATATCCAAAATATACTGTTGAATTAGAAAATCAAATTAAAAATTATAAAAAATATAAGAAAAAATTCTAAATCAAATTCTATAAATTTTTTGAATCAAATTTTCTCATTAAAACAGATTGATCAACCCAAAGTTCTTTTTCTTTTATAAAATAAAGGACCAGAATATCCCTTAATTTTTGATAATTCGATATCAAAATCAAGTCCATATAAATTTATATGTTCTTCGTATAATTTTATCCATTTCATAAATTATTGCATAGTTCCTATAATCCAACTTTTTAAATCACTTTTCTCTTCACCAGACATATTAGTATCAACATAATCAACAAGTTCTTTCATTCTACCATCTTCTCTAAATTTATCTAATATCTTTCTCAATTCTGAAAATTGATCAATATCTTTTGATTTTTGATTTGCATCAAGATATATTTCAACAAGATTTTCTGGGCTTTCTTCAGATTGTTTTTCAAAATTTTCAAATAATTTCATATTTTTCATATTTATATTATTTTAATTTTCAATAATCCAATTTTTTAAATCTCTTAAATTTTCACCAGACATTGTTTCTTCCATATATAAAAGAACTGATCTCATTTTATCCCTCATTCTAAATTCAGATAACATTCCTTCTAATTGACTATATTGACCATTAAAATATGTCTCAACAAAATATTCAGGACTTTCTAAATATTCATCTTCAGTTCCATCAAAATTATCAAAATCTTCATATAATTTTATATTTTTCATATTTTTCATATTTTTCATATTTGTGTCTATTTATTTTTTATTATATATAAATTTTTAAAATTAGAAAAATTAAAAATTATTACTCTTATTTAAATTCCCCTCATATAAAATATTCTCAATAGTTCTTTCAGTTGCCCATAACGGTTGTAAATTATCTAATGCACAAACAATTGATGCAGGAGTATCTTTATCAAATAAACTAACTGGTTTAATGTGATCTATGTGCCAATCTCCATGATTATCCCAACTCATTCCCGGAGTAAATAAATTCTCCAAATGTGCCTTTAATATAATTGCACTATAACCTAATTCATCTATTGTGTGTCCCTGTTTTTTAGTATCTAATCTTTTTAATGTTGAATATAATAATGTCCTCCAAGCAATAACGTGAGAATATTTTTCTTTTCTCCATTTATAAATTTTCTCTAAATTTTCTATTTGATAATTTTTATTTGATTCTCGAATTTTTTCTCTATTATTTTTCTGATATATTCTTTTTTTCTCTATTAATTCTTCTTTGTTTTTTTGATAATATTCTTTCTTCTGTTTCAAAATTTCTTTTCTTTTTTCATTATATCTTTTTTCATCATATTTTTTCTTTTTTTTAATGAATTCTGGATCTTGACTTCTTTTTTTATCAATTTCTTTAACACATAATTTACATTCATTTCTAAATCCATCTCTTGAAGATGTTTTTTTATGAAATGCAGTATATTCTTTTTCTTCTTTACATAATCTACATATTTTCATAATTTGTTTTTTATCTTTATATATTAAAATATGAATGGTGAGAAAATAAAAAACCCATCTCAATTCTTTGAAATGGGTTATTTTTATTTTCTTAAATATCTATTAGTAATACATATCTTCCCACCAATCCGCTACAAAATTTGCAGTTACATCAATAATTTCTTGTGCTGTCCAATCAAGATCTTCCCAACCAGTAAATTCTTGAATTTGTACATTGTGATAAGTTACTCTTCTAATAATGTGACCTTCTTTATCATGATGATGAATAACAATAGTTGAAATAATATTTTTCTTATAATGAACTGAACCATCAGCATTATTCCAAACAAGATCATACCAATCTTTCATCATTCTCCAAGTAAATGCTTGATATTTGTCATTTTGATTTATATTAAATTTGATTGAAAATTCAGTTGAAGTAGAAGGTGGAAATTTTAAGAATTTTCTTGTTGAATATTTAAAATTTTGTTCTAATGATTCAATTTTTGGATATGTTGGAAATTTAGTTGTCACAGTATTTTCTAAAAGTAAAGTTTGATGACCAGGATGCAAAGCTGCAATTGCAGTAGGTAATATAATTACTGCTTCAAATAAGTTTTTATAAACTGGATCCCAGATCTGATTATGCGATTGAATATTTGTAAAATGTGGTAATGGCATATGTTTTTAATTATTTTTTGTCAAATCATTTTTCACAATGATTTTATATATATTCTATATATTAATTTTAAAAATCATTTTTTTCATATTAATATATTTTCTCTATATTCTATATTGTTATTAACATATATATTAAAATTATTTCTTGTAAATTAATTTATTTTTTAAATATAATCATGAATTATTGGAAATAATCTTATCTATTATGAATAATTTAATTTTTTCATATTCATTGTCCCATTGTTCTTCCCAAATATGATATAATTTTATTCCTTTTTTTAATGCTTTTCTTGATTTAGAAAAATGATACCCAGGAAGTTTATATTTTTCAGAATGCCAATAAGTACCATTAAATTCAAATCCTAAATTAATATCTGGTAACAAAATATCTATTTCTTTCCCATCTAATATCTTTCTGTCAGAGGTAATAATTTTTCCATTATAATTTTCTTTAATAAAATCAAACATTTTAATTTCTTTACCAGATTTATGAGAATTTATAGGATTACAATTAACACACATTTCAACATTGTATTTTAATCTACAATAAAATGTTTTTTCACATATTTCATATATTTTATTACATTTATCACATTTTATATAAAAAATTGTACCATCTCTCATTAAAAAATTAAATTGATGTTTATTAAATAATTGAAATTTTTTAATTGAAATTTTTAATTTTATCTGTTCATTTTGTGCAGGTCTTTTAACTCCATATCTTTTTAAATTAGTTGTTTCTTGTTTTTTTAATTGTTCTTTATTTTGTAAATGATAATCAACTCCATAATGTTTCTGAGTTGTTTTTATAGATTTTTCTTTTATTTCTTCTAATTGAAAAATATTATCAACTCCATATTTTTTTTTAATTGTTTTCTTTAATTTATTGTAAATTTCTTTACTTTGTAATGGATACTCAACTCCATATTTTTTTAGATTAGTTTTTTTATTTTTAATTGAAGAACATTTTCTACAAGTATAAAAATTATATTTGTTGTAATTTTTATAATATTTTTGAATTGATAAATTTGTTTCTTGTCCACAAATAGCACAAATAGCAGTTATTCTTTCTTTTGAATTATGATTAATATCTTCAATTTTTATTAAATATTTTTTATTAAATTCTTCAAATTCATATTTATCAATATATTGATTTTTGTTTCTGTGTGTAATATTTATTTTTACCTCTTTTTCTTTCATCATTATAATCTATATATTAAAATTGTAATTGATGATGAATTTTTTAATATATAAAAAAAAACAATAAATTATAAATGACTAAATATTTGAAGAATATAATCATTTTTCTTATTCAATTAATAGAAAAATATGAATTCAGAAATATAGATAAAAATGAAATAGATTTATTAAAGAAAATTGTTGATATTATTCCATTAAAAAATAAATCAGTTAAATCAGATTATGGATTTACTCCAACAAGTGAAATTATTAGAACTATTCCACTACAAAGATATGAACTTGAATTAGAAAATGGAAATAAGTTAGAATGTGCTGATACACATATAGTTTATTGTAAAAATCATATTGAAAAATTTGTTGTTGATTTGACTAAAAATGATTATGTCTTAACAAATACCGGAGAAAATAAAGTGAAACATATTAAAAAATTAAGAGGTAAATTATCTATGTTTGATTTAACAATTGATGGTCCAGAACCATCATATTATGGTAATAATATACTGAATCACAACACAGTTTCTGCATCAATTGTATTATTACATTTTGTATTATTTAATAATGAAAAAAATTGTATGATTGTGGCCAACA